TTTAAATTTTTATTTAATAATAAAGGAGAAGATAAAATGGCAAGAGCTAAACTATCTAAAACACAAAAAGTATTGAACCTTTTAACAAAAGGTGAATCAGTTTCTTGGAAAACATTAAGAAACAAATTTGATTTACAATCACCAACTCAAATGATTGGTAAATTGAGAAATCAAGGTGTGATGATTTACACAAACAGATCATCAAAAGGTGTTTCTTATAGAGTAGGAACTCCATCAAAAGCTGTTATCGCTGCTGGTCAAAAAGCAATATTCGGTAATACTGCTTACGGTGCATAATTAAGGATAGGGGCGCTTAGTCGCCCCACCACACTATGACAGAATTTAAAAACGGAATATACAATACATTAAGAAGTATAATAGGCACAAGTATTGGTCGTGCCTTCATTTACACTTTAGGTCACATTGTAATTGCTATGACTTGTAATAGATTAATAACAGGTGCTGAATGGGCATTAGCAGGTGCAGACGCAATTATAGAACCTATAATTAACGGTGTTTGGTATTATGTACTAGACAAATCTTGGAGTAAATATGGCAAATAAAACACAAATTTTAAATGAGATCAAAGCATTAGAAAATACAAATAAGTATTTTAAAAAAATATTTGAACCACAAGATTGTGGTTGGATGAATACTACAATAGACGGTAATAAATTTAGAATTAAGGTATTAAAAGATGAACTCAAAAATAAAAAGTCAAAACATTGGAGTAACTATCTCTAAAAAAGAATATCAATCTATAGCAGATTGTATTCGTAGTGATCAGGTTCCTGCCAATCACATTGCAGAATACTTTGAAGATAAAGCATTTTACAAATGGTATAAAAAGAAATATCTATGATACTCGTAGACCTTAATCAAGTTTTAATATCAAACCTTATGGCACAAGTTAGAGGCAAAGGTGATGTAAAACCTAATAAAGAAATGATTAGGCATATGGTATTAAACTCATTAAGAGGTTTCAATGTAAAGTTTAAAGAAGAATATGGTACAATGGTATTGTGTTCAGACGCAGGTGATCCTTGGCGTAGAGATTTCTTTCCTCACTATAAACATAGTAGAAAGATGGCAAGACAAGATGGTCCTTTTGATTGGGATAATATCTTTAATGTTATAACTGAAATTAAGAATGAATTAAAAGAGAACTTTCCTTATGTGGTAATGTATGTAGAGAACTCCGAGGCAGACGATATTATTGCTACATTAGTTAAACAACAAACAGAAAGTAAATACTTAATTGTTTCAGGTGATAAAGACTTTGTACAACTACAACATTATGGTAATGTATATCAATGGTCGCCTTTGCTTAAAGGTTACATAGGTGAACAAGAGGATCCTGTAAAATTTTTAAGAGAACAAATTATCAAAGGTGATAGATCAGACGGTGTACCTAATATATTAAGTGATGATGAAATCTTTGTAAGAAACGAAAGACAAAAACCTATCAGAGCAAAACAATTAGAAGAATGGATAGATATAGAAAACATACCATTAGGTGTAGAAACAAAGAAGTATTATAATAGAAATAAGAAACTAATAGACTTATCACAAATACCATTAACGATAGAAACAAACATTATAAATACATATAAGAACTATAAAGTAAAAGACAGATCGCTACTGTTACCTTATTTTATAGATAAAAAATTGAAGTCTTTGATAGATAAGATTAATGACTTTTAAAATGGAGAAATTATGGCTATAGCAACAAGAAACCTAAAATCAGGTCTCGGCAATGAGGGTTCAGGTGCCCCATTAGTACACGAGATTTTTACACAAATCAATAACGCAAAAGACAAACCTAAAAAGATTGAAGTATTAAAAAAATACGACAATCCAGCAATTAGACAATTGTTAAAGGCAGCTTTTGATCCTAAAATAGAATGGGATTTACCAGAGGGTAACCCACCTTATATTGCAAACGAGGCACCTGCTGGTACTGAACATACAAGTTTATTATCAGAAGCAAGAAAACTTTATCACTTTGTAAAAGGTGGTAATAACACAATTAACAAACTAAAAAAAGAAACTATGTTTGTTCAAATGCTTGAAGGATTACAACAGAAAGACGCTGAAGTCCTAATAGCAATCAAAAATAAGAACTTAAATAATGTTTATAAAGGATTAACCGCTCAAATGGTTAAAGAAACCTTTAATTGGAATGATGATTTCGTAAGAATCACTCAATAAAACACGTCTTTTCCGAGGGTGCGACACTTCGTACCCTCAAAACCTCAATAAAATCAACGACTTTTTTCGCTTGACTACCTAGTCAAAGTGTGTTAATATAAATATATTATGATTAATAAAGTGAAAGGACTACATTATGTTTAAGAAGTTGATATTAATTAATATATTATTTGCAGGTATGCTATGGGTATTTTCCTCATTAGCAAATGCAGATGAGAAGAAAATTAGTGATTATAACACCGCAGTTATAGGTCACGTGATACAATCTACTGTAAACGGTACTAACGTAGATCACGCTAAATTATTAGAAAGTGAACTACAAAAAATGGGTCATCAATTTGCTATACAGATGACAGGTGTATTACAACAATACTTACCTTATATTATGGATAATATGATGACACAATTAAGATTAGAATTAGATAAAACACACAAGTGTTTGTTGTTAAAAGATTCTAAAATTAAAGATAAGGATTGTGAATAGTGATTGAATTTTTTATATCCATACCTATGGAGATAAAAGTAATAATCTTAGCAGGATTATTCATAGGAGTTTTAGATTATATAAAAAGATTTTTTTTAAAACTAGTAAGGAAAGAGGACAATAATGCCAAGAAAGGTCGTAGATAAAACTATGAGAGTAAAAAAGATTTTGAAGCGTGAATTGTCAAGTCGTAAAAAATATAAAACGACATATAAAGATATTAAACATTATTTTAAAATTATTAATAAAGCAGTTTTTAATAATAAATTATCACCATTTAATGACATATTGATTAAAAAGATTTATAAAGATGAATCTAAAAAGTTTTGTTATGGTCAAGTCATTGCTTGGGAGTGGAAAAGAAAAGGCACAAGAGCATATCATTTAGAAATGTTGCCGTTTTATCATAACAAAAAAGAATTTGTGGACACATTAGGACACGAAATGGTACATCTTTATCAAATGGCTAATAAGGGTGATACAGGTAATCATAACAAACTGTTTTACAGTTTTAGGCCAAAACTAAATTCAATTGGTTTGGATTTATAAAATGAAAGATATATATTATGCGAAGAAAAGTGAAAGAATTAGATCCCTACATCAAAGCACGTGTAGGTGAGGCAATCATACAATTAACTGAATTAACAAAACCATCTAATAGACCAGGTACACAAAGACAATATTACCTAGGCAATTGGGCAAAAGATATTTACGATAATTATACTTTGAAACAGGCAGAAACTATATTTGCTAAAGTAGAAAAGTTAAAAAGTGAATTAACATTTTTTCAAGTAAAGATACCATCATTTACAGATGAGGAAGGTGTTGAGTGGGGAGGTTATGAGTATTATGCTAAAAAGATTTAAATTTAATTATAAAATAATTTTATCTATTATTGTATCATATTTAATTATATTTTTAGTAGGTACTTTTTTTCCTAATCCATATACAAAACACATTATTAGAAAAAATATAGAATCATATTACACAAATTGGGCTAATCAATTAGGTTTACAGGAACCTACATTTAATTATAATAATGATATTCAGTTTGTACAGGCTGTTCGTAAATGTGTAGATTGGATAAACTTTGAAACACCTAGGTTTGAAAGAGTACCAATGGAAATGATTGTAGGCCAGGCAGTATTAGAATCTGGTTGGGGTACTAGTAGATTTGCTTTAGAAGGTAATAATTTATTTGGTATTAGAACTTATGATAAAAAAGTACCACATATGTTGATTGAAGGTGCTAAAAAATGGCCAGGTTGGGGTGTAAGAATATTTCCTACCAAATGTAAAAGCGTACAATTTTTTATAGAACTCTTAAATAATCATTCCGCATATGAAGAATTTAGAGATGAAAGATATAAAATGTTAATCTTAGGTCAGCAACTTGACGCTAAAGTTTTAATTAAAACATTAAAAGCATATTCAACAACCACAGATTATGCTGAACGAGTTAACTTTATTGTTGACAAGATTAGAGAACAAGAAAAAAAAGTAGGCGAAATACCAATAGAAA